GATAAACCGAATAACATGAAAAACCTAGCTCAAAAAATCAAAGACTACCGCCTAGCAAACGGCCTGTCCATGCAGCGTTTGAGCGAATTATGTGGCATCCCAAAAGACAGATTGTACAAATGGGAAAAAGGACATGTCCCCTACATGACGAGCGAAACGCAAAAATTAATAGACCTAATAAATACTGGAAGTGCCGAAAATACTGGTATTGATAAGGTGGTGAACAAGGTCAAAAAATACAATAAAATGCTGAAAATTAACCCCGAATGCACGCTGTATAGCTTCCGACATACAGGGATTATAAAGCTATGGGGGCTGCTAAAGGATTCGTATAGGTGTATGTTATACGCAATTTGTTTTAATTTTTTTTCCTCCCCTCCAATGATTAAAGAACGTTCCAAAATAAAACATCGTTTGACTGTTTATGCTTTATACATAACTCAAACGCTTTTAAGTCGTAGTTTGGCATACTTGGGAAACCAGCGTTAAACTTACTCAGCCTATCAAAAGACTTGGGGTATTTTAAAACCGTTAATCTTTCGTGTTTGCCAGTATATTCTGCACCAACTTGAACACCGTATATTTTAGCTGTTTCAGTAGCTAATAAAATACTATCTACTAAAGTTCCGCTACCAATAGCACACCAAATCTCATCAGGCTCTTTTCCTAATTGGCTTATAACTTGTCGCATTCTGTTTCCTATCAGTATTTTATTTTCCATTGTGTTTGCACCAAATACCAATTTTTTAGCACCAGTAAGTAAGCAGTAATCTTTAGCGTGTTTTTCTACAACTGTCAAATAACCATAAGGCACTTCAATAACCTTTGCCCCATACTCAATACATTTTAGCGTGTTTGGGTGCATCTCTTTTCGTTTTGCACAAAATATAGTAGCTTTTTTATTTACGCTTTTACAGTAAGCGGATAATGCTATTTGAAAACCACCGTAAACAGGCGAAGCATAAACATACTCCAAATCATCCCCGATTATTGATGGCATTAAAATTGACTTTGTTCCTCCTTTAAGTAAATCATCTCTTAATACGTTTACTCCTTTGTATTGCTCTATTGTTATCATCTTATGGCTTTTTAAATATTAATACGTTTTGATGTATTTTAACCAACTTTTGCCCTGCTGAAAATATCCTGTTTGCTCTCATACTTGCAGTTCCTACCGAGTTTAATAAAATAGCTTCATTATATAATTTAGCTCCTGAATTTATAAACGCTTTTTTTGTATCTGAAATAAAGTCTAAATAATATCCCTGCTTATCTCTTACATCTCCAACAACAAAACAAGCGTAAGAATTAGGCTTTAGTAGTTCTAAAGACTTTCTAATAATAGAACAGTATTTACTTAAAAAATCTTTATAATCCATATTTGAAAGGTCATCGGGCAAATCAGAATAAACTTCTAAATCAGCGTAAGGTGGGCAACTAAATAAAAAGTCAAATTTTAAATTCCATTTATCGTCAAGCAATTTTTCACTATCTCCACAATACCATTGTGGCTGATTATTTACTTCAAGTATGTTTAATGCTTGTTCTCTATTGCTATCAACTTGTTCTTGTCTTAATTCAAGTCCTGTGTATTTATAACCTAAATAATTAGCAACAACTCCACGAACCGAACCTCCAGCAAAAGGGTCTAAAATATTTCCGCCTTCAGGGCAAAACCATTTATACATTAATTCAGTTAAGGCAGGGTCAAATATACTTGTGCTTTGTTCATCAGTTTTATCTCTCTTACCTTCTTTTACCCTATAATAATCAAATTTACTCGCAGCTCCTGTATAGGTTAATTCATCAGCTCTCCCAATTTCGCTTTTCATTCCTAATTGTTGCCAACGTCTTTTTCTGTTTTGCCAACTTCCTTGCCTTGTATCAAGTACCGAAAAAGGTGGTTCTAAAAATTTATCCCGAAGAAGTACATCTTCGATTATTTCGTTTCCAAATAAGTCTATATTCATATTTTCTTTTTTTTAATGATTTAATAATTAATTCCCTCCGCACAAAAAATTAAAACAAACAGCGTATAACACGGGTTTGGCAAAAGTGGGCAGAAACATTCTGCTAAAATTGAGCATCCTACAAGCCCACCTTCGCCAAGCCCGAAAACGTTGGTTACAGGCCATACTGACCACAAAAGTTTCACCAACTACCTTAAATCGTTAGGGCTAGGTTTAAAGTTAATAATTTATTCTATTTCTTTTTTAATCACATCTAACGCTACCAACTACGCCGCCCTACGCCGCCTCTTTTGGTAATTTCGGAAATAAAAAAACTGGACAATTCAGGGCTTAAAATTGTGCCTTTCAAATTTACTTCTACTTGCCCAAATGAAAATTTTACGTAATCTATTGCGGCATCGCTTTTAAAAATAGATTTGCATTTTTCTACATCCACAACGAAGTTGCGCGGTATCCTAATATTTAGCCAAATTTGATTGGCCATTGGCTCAAGTCTCGCCTCTTCTATAAAGTCAAGTATTGGCTCAAATTCGGAAATATTTATTAATTTATTATTCATTTTGTCCAGTTTCTTTTTTAACAACATCATCCGGCCCGTACTTGGCGGCGAATCGTAATGCGCCACCGATTGTTTTATGGTTTTTTCGGGCTAAAACTATTACTTCCGGCTCTACTTCGACCGTGGTTGGTTTAACAGGTGGTAGCCTTAATTCTTCACGGCTTTTTCTTCCTGATCCTTCACGTTTGCCACCGTTGTTTTTTCTGCCGTCAACTTTTTTGGTGTGTTTCTTCATCTAAATTCTCCTTGTTCTAATTTAATTTGAATGGTCCCTTTGATATGGTCTAGCCATTTTGTAATATTATCGACTACGTGGCTATGTGGCGGCTCAAACGCGGTACCTTCATTGGTGACGTATGCTTTAAGAGGAACTAAAGACATGGCTTTATCTAACATTATTTGAAACGGCAATGCCTTGCGCCTGTATTCATGTTCCGCCCTTTCAATTTCGTACGGCTGTATTTGTCGGATAGGTTTTTTGGGTTTGTTCATGTTTAATTTTTTACCTCAACCGAGGGTGATGAATTTTTTCTGTCTTCGTTTATTTCCCAAAGAGATTTGGGCCGCTTGCCGTAGGTTAATTCATAGCACGAGGCGCACATGTCACGGTAGAAGGTTTCTGAATGCCCGTTTTGTTTCTCTTTATCCTTCCAAAACATTTCGGCTTCTCTGTTACATTTAATACATTTCATGGGGTTGGTTTTTATTCTATTGGTGATTTTTTTTGCGGTGGGGTTAAAATGCAAATTGAATGACTAATTTTTTGGCACATTCACTACCAACTGGGAAAAACCCTTGTGATTCCGCCAAATCGCTGCCATTGTAGGAAATAATAGTGCCATTGGTGGTATAGTGTACCATCTTAGGGTTTTTGCCTACTTTTTTGCCACACAAACAGCATTGGTCGTCGCGGTAGTGCCCCCAGTTTATTTTTGCGTCTTCGTTTTGAAGCTCCTCTATTGGGATCTCGATAATTCGTTGAATGGTCGTGTTCATTGGTTTCTATTTTATTGATTAATACGGGCGAACCCGTTTCGGCTAGTAAAGCCTCGTCAGTTAATCTATTTGGATTGGGGTTAAAACTTTATTACTCGAACCGAATTTACTTTTGTAAATGACTTTTTACGACCGCTTAATTTGCCGATAGCATCAACTTTTACAACGCAATCGCTTAGTTTGATTATATTTTCTGTCACATAAACAGTTGAAGCCCCTTCGCTGTTCAACATAAAGCTATCTCCTTTTACCAGTTCGTTTATTTTGATAAGCATGGTTTTTATCTTTTGTTTTGATACCACAAATATACTATCAATCGGATTGATTTGCCAAATATTTTTTCAATTATTTTTGAGAAAAACAGTAAAATTCGCGCAAAGCCGCATGGCTCTAGGCTATTAATTTTGAAAAAAGTTTAAAAGTCTTACTAAATGGCAATAAAAAACCCCCGTGCTGCATTACGGGGGCTTCTCTTGGAGGAAAAAATATCCTGATAATCTAAACTACAACTAAAGGCCAAACTTTCCACTTTTTCACGACTTAAACAAATCGTACCCGAAAAATTTATCCACAAAATAAAAAGTTCTTTGAAATTCAAAGTGAAATAGTAATTTTGGAATGTTTAAACAAGTAAAATTCATATATGCCAAGGAAAGCAGGACCAGGTCGGCCACCTTTGAGTGTAGAAATCAATTCTAGGGAGTTATGCCAAAAAGCTATAATTGCCAAGTTTGGCGACCTTGAGAAGGGTATTACCTATTTACTTGAATCCGGCGAACCTACCCTATTAAAATTCGCTTATGAGCATGCATACGGTAAACCTGTGGAGCGTGTAGCGGCTACTGATACCGACGGCAATACACTGAAACAATTGACTACGGAAGAATTAGCCCAACGAGCGGCGTTATTAGCTTCTATAATCCAGAAATGACAAAACGGGAAGCGTTAGAAGAACAACTTGTAATACTTGAGGAACTAGCCTATCGTAAGGCTGCAAATGATTTCAAAACCTTTGTTCCGCTAATGAAAGCCGACTACATAATGGAGTGGTTTCATGAGTACGCGGCTAACAAACTAAACGAATTCGCGAAGGGGAATATTAAGAATATCATGTTCCTAATGCCACCGCAACACGGGAAAAGCGAGTTGGCAAGTAGGTTGTTTCCTGCGTTCATGCTAGGGTTGGACAGGAATAAGCGTATCGGGTTGGTTACCTACAATGATACCTTCGCCAAGAAGTTTAACAAGCACATACAACGTTATATTGATACGCCGCAATATAGGCGTGTATTCCCAAACACTACCCTATCAGGTTTCAAAGGTGTAGAGGCGAACCATTCCAATTATTCAAGGAATGCCAATGAAATTGAGGTTGTAAACGCTACTGGTGGTTTAATTACGGTTGGTCGGGATGGCCAGATAAACGGGCTACCTATGGATATGTTAATCATTGACGACCTTTATAAGAATCGTGAAGAGGCAGTAAGCCCAACGATTAGCGAGAAAATATGGACAAACTATACCGAGGTATTCGATACAAGGCTGCACAATGGTAGCCAAAAGTTAATAATGAACACCCGTTGGGATGATACCGACTTGGCAGGCAGGCTGCTAGCCCTCGAACCGGATAAATGGGAAATAATAAAGTTTCCTGCCATTAAAGAAAAGGGAACGGTTGACTATGACCCAAGGAATGAAGGGGAGGCATTGTTCCCGGTCAAACATAGCCTTGAACGGTTGTTAAGCATAAAAGAAACGAATCCGGTAACATTCAACAGTCTTTACCAACAAGATCCGCGACCATCGCAGGAAGTGTTATGTATTCGTAGGGATTGGCAGGAAATAGAGGTTATCCCGTACGATAAATGCGATAAGATTATGTTTGGTATTGACTGGGGATGGGCAAATGATCCAACAGTTGTGGCAAAGGTTGGGGTAAATCTAAAAGATAGGGAGCTTTACCTTGATGAAATAATGTACAAGCCACTAGGTTATAACGAAGGTAAAACAGGTGGCAATAATTCAGCATTGGAGGAAATGGTACTGGCTATTATGGCCAACGGGTACAACAAAGGACAATACGTTTGTGCTGATCGTTCCCCAAGCGATATGGCCTATTTAAGTTCACGCGGTATTTATTGCGATCCCGCACACAAACCGGAAGGGTGTGTACCTGCCCGAATCAATATAATGAACTCATTCAAGATATTCATAACACGTCGAAGCGTGAACGCAAAGCGCGAAGCAAATAATTATCAATGGGTAGTTGCAGGTGGTAAGATCACTAACGAGCCTGTAGATAAGTTCAACCATTTCTGGGATGCGGTGGGTTATCCGGTACATAAAAAGCTATACAATGTATAGTTGAATCAACTAACTTTTATTATCTTTACATTGATAAAAACCAATTGAATTACTCCATTATCTTACCGCACGATGTGTTCACCTTTGAAAAGGGTGGAGCGCATATGTACGACCGATTCACCAAGGCTATTAAAGAAGATTATGTATGTTGGTGGGTAGGTGAGAACATGACAGCATTTATAGAAGGCGAACAATTTAACGTACCTGATAGTACTTCGGTAGGCATGGAATACATATTCAAAGTTGAATCGGTTGATGCCGACGGTATTGTGGTTTTAGAGTGGGTTGGTTTAATAAGTGGTAAATAATTAAACTATGGATAACGGAAAGCACAATTTTGATTTTAAGATAAGCAAAGGTGGTATGCCTACAGTAACTCATAGAGTTGTCGATGTTTTAATTGACGACATGAAAAAGTACCAATGGCCAACTGATTCAAACGGCACTTATCTTGCAATAACACCACAAGTTGCAGAATGGATGCCTAAATGTCACGATGTTATTGCCGCAACATTAGCACAAGTAAGTAAATTTAAACCTATAAGAGGCGCGAAATACTATTACTTTGATTCCACAGGCTACCATTGCATAAGAACGAGCGGTAGATGGGTAACAATTAGAAACAAAAAAAGTAAATCATGAATAAACGACTAAAAACAAACATCGCATTCGTTGCAGCATTGTTAGGCATTGTATTCGTGCCGTATGGGATAGGCAGGGGATTGTATGGTGTCGTAATACCCACCCGTTATTTTAGATGGGATGCCTCCATATATGAATTTAATGTAGGGCTTTGGGGCGTCGGTCTGGCTATTGTATTTTTATTAGCGATTAACTTATGGGCTTGGCGGACAATTCTAAGGATGTTTTATATTTTCATCGACAAAAGAATAAACCGACAATAAAATAACCATGGGGAATATTCTAACATTCAAAGAGTACAGGGAGCAGAATGTAATAATGTTGCAGGACCACTATCAGTCAGATAGGTTCATTGCATTTAGCGTAAGGGAGTACTGTTTTACAAAATACATTGAATACCTCCGAATTTATGGGGTAGGTAATTTAAACGAACTTTATGAGGATTCCATGAATAATATGTGGAGATTCGAGGATATGAAAGAAGACGAATTCAACGAAATGATTAACGATAAAGTAAAACAAATTACCGAGGATTTATTGAAACAGGCAGTAAGCCAAATGAGATATTTCACGAAATAGATTTGAGTAGTTATAAAGGCGAACAAAGGAAAGATAAAATTGCTTGTAACCTTGTGGATTACGAAGTCGGAAAAACAATATTTGCAACAGCTATGGGAGTAATACTAAAGTCCAATATTAAACAAAATTCTCTTTTCGGAGATGGATGGTAGTATTGCCTGTAACTACCAAGTTCCACCGCAACACCATGACGCTATACCGAAGGCTTCGGAGGCATAGGAATAGCCTAAGAGGCGTAAGGCGGAGAATGCCATTTATGTATATTTCTCGATTGGATATGCTACAGGAAGGAATACGATTGTACTATAAAACGTATGCGAACTAAATAACCCAAACTTTCAATAACTCCTGAAAGTATAATTTTTTTTCAAAATATACTTTGTAATTCAAAGTACTTTGTATATTTGTACCGAATCTAAGTTATTTCACCGCTGACCCTTCGCAAAGTACCGATGTAATATCAGGCACGAGTTAGGGCAGCCAAACTGGTTAAATGTTTGAATTGAGCGTGAAAATTGGCGGGTTGCCGAAAATTGGCAATCCGTTTAAAAAAGGAGTAACCAAAGGTAGTTACCCCGTAACCGCAAGTACAACAGACTTGCAAAACTTCTTCTATTCTATAGACGGTGGTAGGTTATTGTTCGGAACAACGGG